GTCGTCCGCTACCCGAGTTTGAAGAACAGAGCCTGCCGGAACTGGCAGTGGAAATAGATCCTGTGGATCCTGACCACGAGCCCTATAGACTCTACTGTGAATCGCGTGGCATTGACATTGACGACATATGGATCACGCCTGAAGCACAGGGCAGAGAAGCCTTCAGGATCATAGTGCCTTTTAGATATCGTGGTCGCATAGTGGGCCATACTTCAAGATACTTGGATGATCGCCGCCCCAAGTACATCAGCAATCAACAACCGGGCTATGTGTTCAATCTAGATGTGGTCCGGCCCGAGGATCAAGTGATCGTTGTGTGCGAAGGCATCTTTGATGCGCTCAGCATCGGAGGCGTGGCCTTGATGCACAATGATCTCAATGAGGATCAAATAGCTATACTTAAAAGTCTTGACAAAGACATAATTATTATTCCAGACCAAGACAGTGCTGGCTTGAAACTTGCGGAACGTGCTGCGGAGCAAGGGTTCACAGTCAGTATGCCACTTTGGGACACCAGCATCAAAGATGTGAATGATGCCGTATGCCGCCATGGCAGACTCGCCACCCTTGTTTCTATACTCCGCAGCCGAGAACGCAGTCGTTTGAAAATCGAATTGAGGAGAAGAGAAATTGAAAAACGAATCAGCAGTAATTGAATTCACCATTGACATGCAGCGTCTTTTTTTAGAGATGGCTGTGCAGGATCACGAGTGTTTTGCTCGTGTGCAGAACATTTTCAACCCTGAAAACTTTGATCGTAAACTACGCGATGCAGCCGCATTCATCAAAGAACACGCTGACAAATACAAAGTGGTGCCCGACAGGGACAGTGTTCGAGCCAAGACTTCAGTAGATCTTGAACCCAGGCCCACTGTCACACAAGAGTGGTTCTTGGCTGAATTTGAAAAGTTCACACAGCACAGAGAACTAGAGCGTGCCATATTGAAGTCAGCAGATATGCTGGAAAAAGGCAACTTTGGTCCTGTGGAAAAGATCATCAAAGACGCCATCAATGTGTGTCTAGCACGTGAACTGGGCACAGACTATTTCCACAATGTGCGTGAACGACTCATGGCCATCAAGAGCAACAATGGCCAACTCAGCACAGGCTGGCCTGTGCTTGACAGCAAACTCTACGGTGGCTTCAATCGCGGAGAACTGCAGATCTTTGCTGGGGGTTCGGGATCGGGCAAAAGTCTGTTCATGCAAAATCTAGCAGCCAACTGGGTCATGGCCGGACTCAGTGGTGTGTACATCACGCTGGAACTGTCGGAAGGCCTGTGCTCCATGCGATTGGATTCCATGATGACTGACATAGCCAGCAAAGAGATCTTTCGCAACATCGATGATGTGGAACTGAAACTGGGTCTGCTGCAGAAAAAGTCTGGCAATTTCATGATCAAGTATATGCCAGCGCAGAGCACAGTGAACGACATACGTGCTTATGTAAAAAATCTTGAAATTGAACGTGGTGTCAAAATTGATTTCATGTGTGTGGACTATCTGGATCTCTTGATGCCAGTGTCGGCCAAGGTATCGCCCAATGACCTGTTTGTGAAAGACAAATATGTGTCAGAAGAATTGCGTAATCTGGCCAGAGAATTAAATGTGCTGTTTGTCACAGCATCGCAGTTGAATCGATCAGCAGTGGAAGAAATAGAATTTGATCACAGCCATATTTCCGGAGGTATTTCCAAGATCAACACTGCGGACAATGTGTTTGGTATCTTTACCAGCAGAAGCATGCGAGAAAAAGGCAGATATCAGATACAACTGATGAAAACACGTTCCAGTTCGGGCGTGGGTTCAAAAATTGATTTGGAATTCAACATAGAAACCCTGCGCATACGCGACTGCGGTGAGCAAGAAGATGCCAACTCTTTCCGCAAGCCCACGGTGAATATACTAGATAGCATAAAAGGTACCAGCAAAGTATTGACTTCAAACACAGATTCTGATGATGTGCCCAAGGTCACAGCCGATGTACAAAGTACCAAATTAAAGGCCATGTTAGGAGCAATTAAACAAAACAAAAACTAACGGGTCGCTAAATATTACATCGCTGGAACCAATTATGCAACGCAAGACTCGCAGTTTATTAGAAGAATTAGATGAGATGTATCAAGAGCGCGATCGCCACCATATCGTGGAGAGCCGCGCCAGCAACATCATCAACAGTGCCATACATCTATTGGAAATGATAGATCGTACCTATGACACCGAAACTGCGGAGAATCTCCAGCGCAAATTGCTCAATGCCATCCGCACTCGCGATCCTGAGCGTTTCCGCAGAACCATAAGGCGCCAAGATGAAAATTAAAGAAATATATCAACGTGAGCAGATCACTGAAGAATCTTGGACAGACATAGCCAAGGCTGCTTATGCTGGCGCCACTGGGCAAAAGGATAAATTTGGCGCAGACAAGCCCAATCAATACAATGCAGAAATAGCCAAGTCACAAGAAGGTGCAGACTGGCTGACCAAGAATTTTATCGGTCAAGCCAACAAGGTAAAGGCCCCCACCCCCGAATCTTATCAACAGATAGCCCAACAATTGCTGAATCAACTGTTAAGCAATCAAACCAGCAGTTTCCAAAATATTTTATCTAAATTGTCTAAAAAAAGTCCTAAATTTCAAACCCTGCTGACAAAAACAGGTCTGGGCCGCCCGGGCACAGATATAGAGACCTTTATAGATGGTGTAAAATCCAGTTTTGGCAATGTGCCAGAACTCAACAGTCAGTTAGACAAACTAGGCACCACACATGATGAAATTATTTCAAAGGCAGCACAATATCAAGCTGGCCAGAAAATTGACCCAGCACTGCAACAGGATATGGCAGGATTTTCAGCTGCTTGGTATAATTTGCCAGCCACTCTGCAGTATGCTGCCGATCGTAGCATCCAATCTGGACGCTATGGCGAACGCTGGGTAGATGCTGGTCAGGGAATCGAAATCAAACCTGCTTCGGTACTGGATAGAAGCATCCAGGCTAGATATCAAAACGAAGTTTATTTTTATGACAATCGCAGCAAGTCTTGGCAGGATAGTGCCTATGGTCCTGTGTCTCCAAATGTGGCATTGCAATTAAACACTGCCTTGACAAAAGTCCAGGATAAAAATAAATTTAACTCAGTTAGTCCAGGCACCGCAGATCAAGCCAGTGGTGCACCAGCCGCTGCGTCACAGTCATCACCTGACAGTACCAAAGCACAGCCACAAGCCGGAATGGATTCCGATCGATTTGGCAATATGGTACAAAATCTCACTAACAAAAGCACAGCAAATACTACAACAGCAGAGCCACAAGCCGGGATGGATGCCAATCGATTTGGCAATATGATTTCAAGTCTTGCTGGGCAAAATGCTGCCAGTTCCGCAGGAAGTACCACAGCACAGAAAGCACAATCTCAGGCAGGTTCCCAGCAACCGGTGATGATCAAAGGTAAGTCAGGTATGGAATTCCAATACAACGACAAAGACAAAACATGGTCAGCATCAGGAGAGATCATATCTGACCCACGCATGGTACAACGTTTAAATCAGTTAGCATTGCCGCAGTTCCAGAATCGCGCCATGGGATTGAAAACCAGAGGCGGCGCAAAATAATGTTTTTAGTTGAAGGCGGCAACCAATTCAAAAATCCCAAGACTGGCGAAGTCTTGACAAGATCTATCAAGCAGACTGATGTAAAACCCACTGTGTTATGGTTGGAACAACTCACAGGATTACCCTTGTTGGACAACATGCTGGGCAGCACAGGTCTGCGTGCCGAGTCCGGCGACATAGATCTAGCAGTAGACAAAACTCAAACACCCAAATCACGATTATATGGCATACTAAAAAACTGGGCTGAGAGCCAGGACCTGGATCCTGCTGTGGTCATAGCAGGTGGTACTGCCCGAGATAAAAAACCCACTGAATATGAAACCATGAGTTTCATGGCTCCTGTGGCTGGCAAGCCTCAACTGGGATTTGTGCAGGTAGACTTTATGTTTGAGCCCAATATCGAATGGGCAAGATTTGCCAAACGTGCTGCTGCTGACACACAGTACAAAGATGCTGTGAAGCACATCATACTCAACAGCCTGGGCAAGGCCAGCGCCAACAAGAAATATCCCCAGGGTTACACATGGTCTGGGCAGTACGGCTTGAAAGATCGTGCCACAGGCGAAATGATCACAACTGATCCTACAGAAATAGCAGAGTTGATATTGTACCCAGGCGCAACACCCAAAGATCTCTCAGGTGTGGAAGCAGTGGTCACGGCCCTGCAACGAGACCCCCAGCGAGATGCAAAACTGGCACAAGCCCGTGCTGATCTAGAGCCCAAGGGCATAGAGTTACCAGCCATCCAAGAAGGCACGCCCGGCTGGTATCGCACCATGATGGGCCGTTTGGCCTAACCAAAACACCATTTTTTCTCCTGACAGGTAAATACTAGCAGACCCAAAAAGGTCACATACTCAAGGAGATTTATCATGGCAATTTTTACACGCACCAATGGTGATGCACAACCAGTATTTGCACTAGACGTACAAAACGGTCCTGTTTCCAGCACCAACATTTCCACAGGCTCGGGCAACACAGTTCAGCCCGCTGGTCCCAAACTGGACTTTTGGCAGTTTGCTGTTGCAGGTGCTAATGCCGCAGGTGGCATGGGCGTTAACGGCGCTGTCAGCAACGTTCTGCAGAGCATTCAGCAGTTGACAACTGTTGCTATCTATCAGGTAGACACAGTAGCAGGTTCGGGCAACACACGTGGTTTCCTCTCAGTAGCACTGTATGACACAGGCACATTTGGCAATGCTGCACAAGCATTGGCTGCTGCCAACGTCACAGGCGAAGTTGTTGGTACACCCACCAACGTTGGTTTCAAACTGGCTGCTTCCTAATTTACAGACCCAGGAGCACTTTAAAAACCGCGATTTCACATCGCGGTTTTTTTATGGCATAATTATTGATATGAGTGTTCACAATGATCAAGAGTATGTTTACGAGTCGCCAGATGGTGGTCAGACCATTTATCGTAGGCGCAAAAATCAACCCACTGATACCAGGGAAATGATCCAAGAAACCATGGAAAGTCACCACGTGAGGCAACAGCGGCAGAATCTCTGGATCAACATACATCAGCAGGCCCGTAGTGATGCCGAACTCAAAGAATTATTGAATCGTGCGGAAGTTTATTATAGATTAAAATATGAATAAAGTCGTTTGCTATACCTTGTTTGACTGCACAGCCACTGGCATATTGAATCATGCCAAGGTCACTCAATTGCCTCTGACTGATCGGCAGGGACACATACTGTCAGATCAAACAGCATTGACCAAGGCCAGGAACCAACAGCGCAATTGGGAAACACTTACGCAACTGATCAGTTTGCGCACTCAGGTCACGATTTATTCCGAACCACAGATACTGCAGGACGCCAGTGTCGCAGTCTTAGGACTGAACCGCAGGGCCGGCAGAATCTGGACTTTTGAATTTGGCAGCGAATTTGCTGATATCTATGACATCAGCGGCAAACCTTTGGCAGCACTCACGCAAGACTGCGACGGCGTACCGCTGATCACTGGCCTGGAAGAAGCAGTGGAAAATCTTGAATCCGTAATCAAAACCACGGGTGCTGTAATCAATACCAAGTTTGTTTATCAATAATGGAAAACGCTAGATTTGAAACGCTGAGAAAACTGGCACAAGAATCACGGCGCCATCCGGAACTGCTGTTGCGCACCCACAGGGGTTATGCCATATATGCTGCTTATGAACTGATACCGCACAGGGGCGAAATACTGGTGATAGAGCCCAGCCAGCGGGTGCAGAAATTCCACACCATGAAATCTGCACTGCGCTATTGCACAGCCATGAAACACCAGGATTTTCCAGCAGCTCAGCACATACGGAATTTAGATCAACAGCTGAGCCGGGCCCAGGCCGATATTGACATACACATGACACGCATACAGAACATGATCCATGTTGGCTTGCACGAATCCAAACTGGGCCAAGCGCAGGCCCTGCGTGAAAATGCTCGAATTCACCTAGACAAATACCCAGTTGTCACTAAATACTTGCAAACTAAAAGGATTACCCCTGATGAAACTCACAGACCTCGCACTTAAAAATACCAGCAAAAACACAGCCGGTATCATTGAAAGCCAATTTGGTAAAAAGTTAGCCATTGCCAGCCTTGACGCTGCCAGAGCCCGTACCATGCTAGAGCAGGTAAGTCGCACCATTGGTGAATATCGCAAACAGCCAAATTTCCATACCAGCCAGCGCAGTGCCGCTTACCTTAAAGCTGTGATGTTGGAGCAGGCTTTGAAACAACGAGTTCAAGAAGCACTCACACCAGGTCAGACAGCAGCTCTGAGCCAGTTGGCTCATCCAGGAAAAAGCATGGCCAATCCCTCAGCACAGGACAAAAAAGACGCTGAATCAATCATGGCCTTGATCAAAGGTGCACCAGGATCGACCTCTGCCACTGGTGGCGTATCCTTGGGCGAAGAATACGACGAAGATGCTGTCATGGAACTCATGGCCATGGCCGAAGACGACATGGAAGAAGGCATGAGTTGCAGTGTGCGCGAAATCAAAGACCGTGTGAACGAAGCAGCCGAGCGCGATGGTGGTCGACTGCATCTGCGTGTGTATCCACAGATGGAGCGCAAGATCGCAGTAAAACGCATTGTGGAGTCAGGTGTTTATCAGATCAAGAGAACCTTGCGCGAAGCTTCAGAAGTGGAAACCGCACAGGTAGTGTTGGCCGCGCAGGACATGGCTGACCGTATGCAAAAGATGATTGAGCAGACCAGTGAAATGCTGTACAAAGAACTGCCAGCGTTGACTGATTCCATCAAGTACGAACTCAGTCCAGACAAAGCACAGGCATTCAATCAAACAGCCGCTGCCGGACTTCAGGGATTGTTAGAATCACTGCAGGCCAGCAAAGGTCAGATGGACACAGCATTGGCAGGACTCACAGGTCAGGCCACAGGCGCAGGCCTAGCACCTGCCCCGGGTGATATCGCCGGAGCTGACATTGGTGCCGAATTGGGTGCCGAAGCCGGTGCTGATCTAGGTGCCGCAGCCGGCGACGAGTTATCTGCAGTAGATATGCCCCCTCCAGAAGAAGAAGTTGCTGCAGATTTAGGCAGCGAAGAAGCTCTGGGCCGCGCAAGAAAGTAAACCGTGCGTTTACGTGAGTTTGCAACAGCACCTTCTGCCATTCCAAAAAATGATCTGCTGAGGTTAACTGCCCTGGCAGAACTTTTTATGAATCAAAGCGAAACAGCAGGCGAAAATGCCACCATGGATCTGGATGCATTTCTACAGCACGCCAAGAACATGGGTATGTCTAATATCAGTAACGATAGTTTTATCAATGCCAGTACCGCTGCACCTTTGAGTAATGTGATTAGAACCATTGACAAAGATGTGATATATTTCCGTGGCGCCGATGAACAAACGGCTGCCGAAGTGCCCACAGCATCGGGACCTGCGCCCACAGACAACAAGGCCATAGTCAGCAAAATGGCCAACCGCGTGGCCCGACAAGCTACCAAATAACTTGACTTTTCAATAGGAGGCTGTTATGTTAGAAACTATATTTTGGATCATAGTAGGTATGTTCATTGGTTGGAATTTCCCACAACCCGAATACGCCAAGGCATTCCAAAAGAAATATCTACAAAAATACATTGATCGAATCAAAGCAATATTATTTTTCTGGAGATAACGATTTATGGCCTACAGTGACAAGGTGATTGATCACTATGAGAATCCACGTAACGTGGGTTCCTTTGACAAAAGCGATGTTGACGTAGGCACCGGCATGGTGGGTGCGCCGGCCTGCGGTGATGTGATGAAACTTCAAATAAAGGTAGACGAAAATGGCATTATTAGAGATGCTCGTTTCAAGACATATGGCTGCGGATCAGCCATTGCTAGCTCCAGTTTGGTCACTGAGATGGTTAAAGGAATGCACTTGGACGCTGCTAGTGCTATTCGTAACAGTGACATCGCTGAAGAATTAGCTCTGCCCCCGGTGAAGATACATTGTTCGATTCTGGCCGAGGATGCCATCAAGGCTGCTATAGAAGACTATCGCAAAAAACATGATCTCAGTCACTGACATTGCCGCTGGCAAAATTCAAGACTCGATAACCCGCCGTGGTCGCGGTCTAGGCATCCGTGTGGGTGTGCGAACCACTGGCTGTTCGGGTCTGGCCTATACCCTGGAGTATGTAGACAACGAACAGGGCCAGCACTGTATAGCACACTACGATGATAAGGGTGTTAGAATCTATGTCAAGCCCGAGCATCTGGTGTATCTCGACGGCATGACCATTGACTATCAGAAACGTGGGCTCAATGAAGGATTTGAGTTTATCAATGACAATGAAAAGGATCGCTGTGGCTGCGGCGAGTCATTTAGAGTTTGATCAAAATCATTGACAAAATACTCACAAGATAGTACTATTGTCAGATGTTATCCCGATATCAACAGCGTTACGATTACCAGCCCATACCCAGAACCACAGTAGAAGGCCGCAGGCTTTATACCACACCCGAGGGTCACGCTGTACCGTCGGTGACCACCATACTTTCAGCCACTACACCTGAGGAAAAAAAGCAGGCCTTGCAGGAATGGCGCAGACGTGTGGGCGTGGAAAAAGCACAGCAGATCACCACCGAAGCAGCCAATCGCGGCACACGTATGCATACCTATTTGGAAAAGTATGTGCTAGAAGGTCAGCGGGTGCCAGAACCAGGCAATCCCTTTGCCAAGCCCAGTTGGCACATGGCCAACTGTGTGATCGAGCAGGGCTTGGATCGTGTTGAAGAATTCTGGGGCATGGAAGTGCCCTTGTATTTTCCACAGGTTTATGCTGGCACATCTGATGGCATAGGACTGCATCGTGGTCAAGATGGCGTGGTTTCTGAAAGCATCCTGGACTACAAGCAGACCAACAAGCCCAAAAAGCGCGAGTGGATTGATGATTATTTCCTGCAGTTGGCGGCCTACGCAGAAGCTCACAACGAAGTATACGGTACTGCCATCAACAAGGGTGTGATTTTGATGTGCGTCAAGCCCGAAACAGATCGCGATGGGCTGATGACGGGCACGCCCGAGTATCAAGAATTTGTGGTAGAAGGCTTTGAATTTGAGCTGTACAAGCGCCAATGGTGGACCAGAGTAGAGCAATATTACCAGCAAATCGCTGAGGCCTAAATATCACTAAATATTGTCATAGGACTTGAACTATGGCAATCACCCAATACACGCAGATTAATAACAGATCGGGCCTGCAGCGCGATCTTCCACAGTTAAGCACAGCCGAACTGGGCTGGAGCATTGACACACGCAGATTATTCATTGGTAACGGTACCATCGAAGAAGGTGCGCCCGAAGTTGGCAACACTGAATTATTAACTGAATATTCTGACATTTTTACCATCGCTGGTGCTTATACCTATAAAGGTGAAGAAGCCGGCTACACAGTAAGTTCCAGTCCTACATTTGCTTCTGCTACCTGGAGCGCCGGCAGCACCAGTCTCACAGTGTTAAACAACACCGGCATCGCCCTGGGACAACTGGTCATTGGTCCGGGACTGGCACCCAATACCTTTGTGACAGGTATCAGTGGCAACAGTATTACCATATCTGCAGCCACAGTGCTGGATGCTGATTCCTATACCAGCATAGCATTCATCGGCGGCAGCCTAGTGACCTATGGTTACTGGAGCACAGATTACACCACAAGTTTAATAGTAGGCGATGCCACAGGCATTCAATCGGGTATGAATGTTACCGGATCGGGCGTTCCTAGCAACACACAAGTTTTAGGATTGACCGCAGGCACACCTGTTTCGGCGTCATCGGTGACTTTCACTCTAGGCCAATCAAATTTTAATGTGGCCAGTGCTGCGGGTATCTTGGTAGGAAGCAAAGTGGCAGTGACATCTGGTTCTGGTGTGGTCCCCAACGGCACAGTAGTGACCAGCATCGTTGACAATACCATTTACATCAGCCAAGCCATAACAACAGGTGGAACAGTCACAGTACAATTTTCATATACAACATTGACACTGAGCCAGAACATTGGCGTGGCACCTGCTGCTCCAGTGCAATTGGTATTTCATACAGACAGCACTAGGACACTGCAGGAAAAATTAGATGACACAGTCAGTGTTAGAGACTTTGGTGCTGTAGGTGACGGCGAGACCGACGACACTGCTGCCATCAATGCTGCTCTCAATCAACTGTATTGCGTGGCACCTTACAACACAGCCGAACCGTCGGCTCCGCTCACACGCAGGATCTTGTTGTTCCCAGCAGGTCGTTACATAGTAAGTTCGGCGCTGCTGATTCCTCCCAACTGTACTCTCAGCGGGGAAGGATTAGATCACAGCATCATCGAAATGGTCAACAGCCGCACAGGCTATGGCACCTGGGCAAATTCTGCCACTGAAATTTCTGTTGCAGCCACATCCGGTGGTGCTCCCAGCGTACAAAATCTTACAGTGGGTATGTATGTAAGTGGCAGCGGCATCACATCGGGATCTCAGATCATTGAAGTTGACACAGCCACAGGCAATATCACTTTAAATCAAGCACAGTCGTCGGTGAGAACCAACGAACCCTTGACATTTACCACGCCAGCTGATTATGTGGCTCGTACTGCCAGCAGTCTGCAGGAGATTGGTTCGGCCATAGACACCACTGCTGGTGTCAATCCGCAAAACATCCTGATCAGAGACATGACGTTCCGCAATCCCAGAACCATTTATGTACAAGATGTGTTCTTGGTCGAGCGTGCCAACAATGTGAGATTCGAGCGTGTGGCATTTGCGGGCAACGGTAGCACTACCAGCAATACCGCCGGTGTGTCCTTGAATCAAAGTCAAGCAGCATACAGTGTAACTTATCCTACAAAGAACATCCAATTCGATGCTTGTAAGTTTACAGGCATCAGTTATGGTATTTTAAGTGATGCCACTAGCCGTAATGTCAGCGAAGTCTACTCTACCCAATGCATCACAGTTAGCAATGGATCTTTTACCAATCTCAGACAAGGCATCCTCAGCAACACAGATGATTTCAGTTGGATCATAGTCAACAATACCATGGACGCTGTCACCCAAGAAGGCATCAAGTTTGCCAGTCAGAATACACAGACATTCTTGGTCAGTGGTCAGATGATCACAACTGGACACAACATATTCTTGAATGTGGCCGGCGGCGATGTGCCTACCAACAATATCATTTATTTTTCAAATCGCAACTGTCTAAGCGTGGGCGATATGTTTGCCCGTACAGATGTACAGGCCAGAACATTTGCAAGAATTTACTTAAACACGCAAACCAGTATAGCGTTCCAGGGCACAGAAGCTATAGCTTTGGGTCAGCGCATACTCAACACCAGCGTTACAAGCCCGGTGGGCGCCAATATTATTGCCAACATTACCATACCAGCTGGCGTATTGCTTACAGGCAACAGTGTGAGCGAAATTATTTTCAATGATCGTGGTAATGGATATCTACCTAATCTAATTCCTAACGTAACCATAGAAGGTCCAACGCTGAATCCCAATGGCATCACTGCCACGGCCAGTGTTGTAATAGGCCGTCAGATGGATCAGGCCAACACACAAATCACTGCTGGAGGTTCAGGTTGGTCAGGTAATGTCTCAGTGACCTTTAGTCCACCTACTATAATTGGCACAGCCAGCGTTGATACTTTTTATGGATCCTGGGGCGGCAACAGTTCCACCATCACACTAGAGCCTGCCAGTCCCAACATACAGATTGGTGCCACTATCGCGGCACAGGGAATACCACTGAATGTCATAGTGGGCAGTGTCAATGCCAATCTTATTACCGCCGTGTTCAGTGCCAACGTCTATGCAGGCGCCAACGGTAATGTGCAAATTGGGGTAGCCGGTGATCCTGTTACAAGTTGGATAGCCAATGGTGTAAGTCAACCCATAAGTTTTGGTTACGGCATTCTCAACGGCACAGGTGCTAGATCTGCCATAGCCACAGTGGATGTGGCACGTGGAGTTTCTGATTTTGTAGTGGCCAACATTGGCCGTGGTTACCCTGAAAATGTTTCAGTGTCTGTGGCCAACACCACATTGAGCAATACCTCATCACAGAGTTTTGGCAATTGTGTGGCCAATGTAATAATCAAAGGGTATGGACTATCTCTATATCAAGGCAATGCCACGGCAGGTAATTTAACCATTGGTTCGGGTTATACAGCAGCTAGCAATGTGACTATAACATTCCCTGAACCACAGGGAGGTAATTCCAATCAGGCAGTATCCGTAACAGGTTCCTGGAGCAATGGTAACAGCGTCATAACATTGACCAGCAGTTATACCGGAATCACTCCTGGCGGCAGCATCACTGGAACATATATTCCGGCCGATGTTGTGGTAGGATCGGTAATATACAGTCCCAGTGGTGATATCATCTATCCTGTTTATGAAGCCAATTCTGTACCAGTATCATTTGCCAACAGCCAGTCAAGTCAATCTCTTACTGTCATTAGAACTATCAGTGTGGCCAATGGTTATGTCACTGCCACTGGCAATGGCACAGTAGGATATGGTGTAGCCAACTGCACTGTGACCAACGGTGGTGCTAACTATGTGAGCGGCAATACCTATACAGTGGTGTTCACCAGCCCAACATTTACAGTCAGTGGATATCCCACTGTGGCCAACGCTGTGTTGGGATTCCCCATTGATACAGTGACACTGACCTCAGGCGGCAATCGATATGCATACATGCCAGAAGCACAGATCACACCATTGCTGACTGGCGCTAACACAGTCAATGCAGACATCAGAGTGTTTGCCAATGTAGTTTCATTTACCATAACACAACGCGGCAATGGATACAGCATTGGGGACATATTAGATATTCCTGCCAATGGTGCAGTGGCAGCCAACAGCAACGCTAGAATCAGTGTTGCCAATATCTACGCCGCAGTAAGTAACATCACACTCAATGCCAATGGTAATGCCTTTACGTCAATTCCTACTTTGACATTTGCCGCGCCCAACATCGCGGGCAATACAGCCACTGGCAATGCCACGGCGCAGATCGTTACTATTACAGCAGCCAATCGTGGAGTTGGATACCAGGCCACAAATATGCTGACATTAGTGGGCGGTGACGGCACTAATGCGCAGGTGCAGGTCAATACCACTAGGATCAAAACAATCGCAATGGCTGCTAACGCAGTCGCTGACCCCAGCAAATATGGTGCGAACTTATTTGTAGGCAATACTGTTACACTGATCGGAGGATCAGGCACAGCTGCCAATGTCACAGTCACTAGATTGCGTATCAGTCCATATCTATTGACCAACGTGGCAGTTGCCGGTACTGGCTATGCCATCAATGAAACGATTTATTATGGTAATACTGGCAATTATTCAGTTCCTGCAGAATTAAAAATTACCTCGACTGATGCCAACGGTGGAGTCACTGCGTTTACCTTCAATGACTATGGCAACTTTACTACCAATTTCTATGGAGACAGTGGTAATATCGTAATTGGCGGTAATGCCAGCGGCACAGGAGCAATATTTAATTTCACGTTTGGCATACG